CCCTCCTGGAGTGGAGAGAAGAGCATTGGCTAGTTAAATCGAAGTTATGACGCGTATAAACATAATCTGTTTAAGTCGGAATAGAATTGGCGAGTCAAGATTCTTTACATATCGGAGAATGAGGAGATTTTAGATATGAGAACAGTTCGAACAAGCAACGGAGATGCAATTCTTATCGTCAAGAAAGACGCTGAGAAACCCAATGACCAAATCTGGTTCACAGAAGAAGAATGGGCATGGGCGCAGAGAATCGGAAAAAGTAAAACTGACCCTCAAGAACAAAAAGAGTTTTTTAACGGACTTGTAGAGATGAAAAAAGAAAATTCAAATTGGTGTTTATTCACAAACTTTCCGCAAGAGGGCTCAGGGTCTTCCCTGAATCCTACCCTACAGGAAGACCCGTCTGCCCAGACAAGCGCGCAGTTAAATACTAACAAGCGCCGCAGCTTTCCCGGTGACCATATATGCCGCGAAATCTTAGACAAGCTAAAGGGCACAAAGAGCGAGGAGTCAGCATGAGCAACAGACCTAAAAAAGCCCCGGAAGGAACTGTTTCAATCAATTGGGCCGCGAATGAACTAAAGATTCATAGGTCCTACGTTTTGAGATGGGTGCTTGACTCGCGACTTCCAGCTCAAAGTGTGTGGTGCGCCGACCAATTGCGATGGTTTGTAAAAATGGAGGACGTTCTAAATTCCTCCCTGGTGAAAAGTTTCTTAGCTCAAAGGGGTAGGTGTGTATCGGAGATAGAAAAGCGGCCAGATCCAGAAATCAAGCTTATGGCGAAGGTTTACGAGAAGCGCAGGTCAACTCCCTCTGTTCTTGAACCTCTTTATGCGGGGGCGCGGTAATGTCGAGTGTTAAGCGCAAGAACGTAATTCTACGTCGATCGATGAAAGAACTTCCTTGCACTGTATGTGGAAAAACTCCAAGCGATCCGTGTCACATCCGTACTTGGAAAGCCACGCAGTCAGACAACCCGAAGAATTTAATCCCCATGTGTCGCGTCCATCACCAAGAGCAACATGCAAAAGGTTGGGCTACGTTTCTATTCAAATACCCTCAAGTGTTCGAACTGCTTAAGGGACGGGGATGGGAGTTTGATCCAAAAATAGGCGGCGGACTGCACTTGATTCATCCGGAGGTTAAATGAGTTTCAATCCTATCAGGCTGGAATTGCCCGTCCTTGCTGTGGCCAAATCTCGCGCTAAACGTGGAGCATTCGGACAGGCTTACATTCCGAAGAAAACTAAATCATTCGAAGCGGAGTTAAGGTGGCATTGGCAGAATTCCAAAAATGCCATGATTCCTGTTGTGCCGACTTTACTTAAAATTTGCTGCCTTCTGCCAAGGCCCAAGAGCGTCAAGAGAACCACGCTGTTTCCGATCACAAGACCAGATCTAGACAACTACGCAAAGTCTATCATGGATGGCCTGAACGGTTTCGCCTGGAAAGACGATGCGCAGATTTCAGAACTAAATATCAGCAAGCAATATACAGAATTTGAACCAAAACTAGTGATCGAAATTTGGCCTTGTTGGGCATCATGAAACGAATGAGGGAGTCGGCGTGAAAGAGTTGAAATGCGGTGATTGGGTGGTGAGACATGAATCAGGCGAAGAGGTTGCCTTTCCCAAGTTTTGAACCAGATAAGCCAGCGGGTAAGTTCTATATTCAGCCAATTAGAAGCTTTACTGCCAAGGGCTACTGGTGGAGTGAGAGCGTTCAATGGACTCTTGATACCTATATCGTTAACTGCTTAAGCCCTAAAATAATCTATACCGGATGGGGACACCCAGAACTAAAACAAGAAATGGGTGACTTTGTTAGACTAGAAGACGGTTCAATTTGTAAATGCGATGAATGCGAAACTGGAAGAGTTATTGTTCATCGAGACAGATGGACTCCTTGGGGTGAGGATGCCCTTCTTCCGTTAGGGTGGAAAACTGGTGAATAATTGCGCGATATGCGGAAAGTTTCGAAAGACTCTCGACCTATTCATCGTAGCCAACGAATACGAAGAATGGATTGAGTGCAAAGACTGTTTAAGACCGGCTGATGAGAAATGGTTTCAGATAACCAAATTAGAGGAGAAGAAGTATGACTAAGCAACAAATAGTATCAGAAGTAAAAGACCTACAGCGGGCATTGAATGAGTTCGGCGCTAACCCGCCGCTTAAGGTTGATGGAATACCTGGGCCGAAAACACTACAAGCCCTAGCCGCTGCGATGGCAAAAGAAACCGCGAAATTCGACGGTAAGCTGATGCATCCAATAGACCTATGCCGAACGAAGCTAGGACTAAAGGAAATCCCCGGAAAGCTGAATAATCCAGAGATCCAAGAAATGCTTGAAGCCTGCGACAACATCGGTGGACGCAAAGATAAGAAGGTTCACCCCGATGAAATCCCATGGTGCTCCGCTCTTCTCAATTGGCTTGCAGAACAGTGCGGTATGGAAAAGACCAACAACGCCCTTGCATCCTCTTGGGATAAATACGGTGAATCCTGCGGTGACTGGGTTGAAGAGGGAGATATCGTTACTATCGCCCATCCTGGAAGGCACGTAACCCTTGCTAACAAACGGTTCAATCGCAAGACCGCAAAGACGTTCGAGGGCCTAGGAGGAAATCAGGGAAATCGAATCAAGGTTTCTACATATTCCTGCGCCGATATCAAAGCTGCGCGCAAGTGGAAACCCCTAGAGGGGAATACGATGCCACCAGTGAAATCTAAATCAACCAGTAACGGAAAGCCCACTACGGGCGAGTCAACTAGATAGGAGATGAGAATGAGCGCGCAATACGAAACACTAATTACCTTTAAGGCGGTTACTGATCACGACTGTGGAACATATTCCATGGGAGAAGTTGATTGGGGAATTCACGGAACAGTGGACGGTTTTATTAAAACCTATGGAGATAAAGGCATTCAAGATCTTTTTTGGTCTATGGATATCGTGAAAGAGCAGCTACTGGCACGTTGGAGAGAACAGAATAAATTTCCATCTGCAGAATGCGCAGCAAAAGCAACCAATCCATTGGCTTAAACACATAGCTCATGGGGTGTAAGCCCCCGTGGGCATTTAACTATGTGGCTTCGGCCCTTGGGATGCGAAACCAAGGGAGGAGGGGGAAACCCCAGCAAAAGGGTAAGGGGTGTGAGTCCCCAAGGCCACGCCTTTTAAAGGAGAGAAACGAATACCACAAGAAGGCCGGAGTTCGATGTTGGCCGCGCAGCACGTTGATGCATGTCTTAACGGCGCGGTTGGTGGAGCGACATGCTGTTAGGAGGATTGCCGAGGCAAGCGGAACCTCCTTCAAGTCTCATACAACATCAAAGAGTCGGCTAAATAAACGAAGGGAGGGGGTGATCTTGCCTAGCCCCAACCCACCCCCTAGAAGGAGAGAGAGTATGAATTTTTTAAAAGCAATTTGGTGCACGTTCTTTCACAGCGGAGAAGAAATTACCCGCACAGAAGATACTTGGGGCGGCTTAAGAACTAAGCAATACCTGCGCTGTAAAGAGTGTGGCAGGGAATATACCGCATCCGTTGGCAATAGAATGTGGGGAGGCTGATATGGCAACACCATTTTGCGACAAAGACTGCAACGGAGAAACGCTGGGAACGCATTCTGGCAGCAACAAACTTGTTTGGAAGTAACCCCTAAGAGGAGAGGAAGAGATGATTAAGCATGAAGTTATTTGTGATCGGTGCGATAGGAAATCGAATCTAACATTAGATATCGAAAAGGGGACGTATAGCATTCCGGTAGGATTTTTTAAGGTTGGAATGCATAACGCTCATCTATGTGAACGCTGCTACAACAGAGCCATCGAAAAAGAACCAAAGTGTCTGGAGCCCAAGTGAGTAACCAATTCCCGCCTGAGAACGTGGACGCCAAGAACACCTTTCCGCCTAGGTTTAGCGTTAGCGGTTGGAACCATGAAGAGTGGCCTTTAACTCGCGATACTGTATGCACAGTATTTATACGGAGTATTCCTCCAGAAGAAATGCGCCGCCCAGAAGAGTTTTCTGTAATTTCCCTAGAAGAGCACAAGCACCTCCTCTCCGAGGCGGTAGCTAAAGAAGCTACGCGGGCTGAGGCGCTTGTGGAGGCTTATGGCCGCCCATCACCTTCATGGCGCGATAGCGATACCACGAAGCGTATTGAGCAGGGCAGAGTTGACGCCTTCACCGCTGGCCGCAACTCCGCGAAAGAGGAGCTAGACGCTAAGCTATCCTCTCAAGAGGAGGCCTTGAGGATATTGGCGGCTGAGTTTGGTAAAAAGAATGAATGCTTCTGCCACGCCATTTATAACAAGCCATGCCACACATGCAGAATTACTGCGCAGGTCACTTCTCTACTAGGATTCTGGCCTACCGATAAGGCTAAGGGGGAAATAATATGAGCGCAGTTATTAGCCCATGCGAAAAGTACAGGTATGTTCTTCATCGGTCGCTTGGAAGTGCCCTTCGCTGGTATCGGCCTTTTTATATTGTAATGCTGAATCCAAGCACCGCAGATGCCACAAAAGATGATCCTACAATTCGCAGGTGCATAAGCTTTGCTAGGCGCGAGAAGGCAACTCACCTAATTGTCTTGAATCTATTCGCACTACGGTCAACTAATCCAGAAGCACTAAAAACCGCCGAAGATCCGATTGGCCCCGATAACGATAAGCACCTTCAAGAATTTCTAGTGGATGATATTTCCTGGAAGGTAGCGGCCTGGGGTTCACATCCTTTCGCAAAGGAAAGAGCAAAAGACGTGACTAGGCGATTTGGCCCATTTCACTGCCTCGGAAAAACTAAAGACGGTTCGCCAAGGCATCCGCTCTATGTGAAATCCGATGCGCCACTAAAGGAGTGGTCGCCATGACCCCGAGCTATATAGAGAAAGAGGCCAGCAAGAGGGATGTGTTGCTTGTGCTGACACTTCCCGGTGATATGTCGCAAAAACTAAATTATTACGACATATCGGCCCTTGAGTTGAAGGAGAAGTAAATGAATAGAGAGAGGATAAGCTGGATAAAAAGCGAAGAGCATTATTGGGACAAAGAGGAAAGAATTTATTCTCTTGATTGGATTAAGGAAAATTTTGAAGTTAGAGAAGTTTGCAAAGACGGTTACCTGGTATTGAATTGGGGTGAAGACCCCGACCGATTATGGCTTAAGTTTGCTGTTTTAAGCTTCGACTCCTCCCAAGTAGACGATTCTAAGGTGATGCTTTCTCTGATTTTCCATGGCGAGGGTCCTTCTTCAAATTTAAGGGAATTTAGGCATACTTGGTGGGGTGATGAAAATGGATACATATTTTATGCTAACCCAAAGGTAATTTGCTCTGCGCTTTTGGCGTTGTCAGAGTTCTATGATTTTAATGATTGGCCATCTAAGGAGAAGAAATGAGTAAATTTTTAATAAATTTTGTTAAGTTTTTTGGTGTGTCTTTCCCGTTGTTTGCGTCTTTTCTTTTTGGTTTCTACTTTGGAGAAATTTCGTCAGAAAAAAAATCAATGCGTTATCTTGAGCAAGAACTACATCCACGCAACAAGAAGTTAATAGAGCAAAATTATGAAATGTCTAAATATTTAGACCTCATTGAGGAACTAGAAAACTGCGTTGGTGGTCCAGTTAAGCTAATCGAAAATGGATCAAAGTATTGCACCACTATGGTTGGGGATAAGACATTTCGCTTTAAGAAGGGCACAGAAGGTTACATGGGCACTTACTTCCAAGAGACAAGTAATAAAGAGGAGAAGAAGTGAGGGGGCATAGAAAACTAAATACGCTCTACCGTCGAACCGCAGCTAAACGTGGGCACAGCGGGAAAACTCTGATTTGGCTTAGAAATAGAATTGTGGAAGCCCTTACCAATTGGGAGCAATTGGGATGCATTGTTTCAACCGGAGATCACTTTTTCGGAATGGGCCAAAAGAAGAAAAATATTGGCTTCCATTTATTTGTATTCGGAACTGCAAAAGACGGAAGAGCGATTCTACTTTATCCAATTCGCCCACACAACAAATCCGGGGGCATTCTTCCTAGGAGAATCAGGGAATTCATGATGGAATATGATGCGAGAGGCGCGATCGTAGGAACGTGTACGGAGATAGGGGATGCGTGGGATGTCGTAATTGATGACCCCGAATATCCTAGAAAAAAACGAACATACACACATAGAAAGAGGCCATTAAATGATGACTCAGAAGAATGAATTACCTGCGAACGACACCAAAAAGCTTTCCGAAAAAAATGTAGCCAATGACCAGGGGAAGAAAGAGAGCGCAAAGAAAAACAATGCCAAGGGAGCTGATAAAATCTTGCCAAAGAAATCTGATCTGGATCCAGGATCTCATAAGCAAATTGGTTTTGTGACCAGCTCTGGAATTCTCTTCCCCGTTGGCTTTAAGTTCAAAGGTGGCCATATTTCCTCCAAAGGTAGCGTTGTTTTAAATGTCTGCCCCAAGTGTGGGCATCACCAATATCCATCCCAAGCCGTGAAAGGCTTCTGTGAAAAAGTTCACGAGAAAAAGGGATGCGGTTTCGACATGATGGCTGAATTGGAAGAATTCCAACTCTAACCTTCAATAGTCATTTGCAGGAGCGCGGCTAAAGCCATGGCCGCGCACAATGCAATACAGAACGTAGTCACAGCAGCTTTTTCATATTCATTCATTTGCACTTCTCCGTTTAAAATGGCTTTCCAGAAGATCCTTCACTAATCGCGTTCTCAGCTTTTTCAGTAACTTTTTTCAAAAGTGCCTTTTGTTCTGGAGTGCATCTTCCAGAGTCGGCGCAGAGTTTTTCTAGCGGAACTTTGATATTGCGGTATCCTTCGCCTGGTCTATCTGTCGCGGTGCAAACCTGCCCGATTCTTCGCTTATCCCACTCATATTTATTGAGATAAAATTCTTGATCGGAAATTGTATTGAAGCACCACGCGCCGAATTTTCCAGCATCCGAACACCATGGGTCATCTTTAATAGAGACGGTTCCACATGCGCTAAGAGCGAAGATTAAAACGAATAAGCTTGCGAGCCGCATCTTTAAACCTCTTCTCATCCTCTTTTGACCATTCATCTTTGTCTTGAAGATCGATTAATTTTTCTGCCTCATTTTCATATGCGTTATAAACTTGGCTATTTCCCCAATCGATACTGGTGAAAACGGCCCATCTGGTAAGAATTTCGAACAGCCTCTCAGTTATGTATTTTTCAACAAGGTGCTCAACTAGTGGGCGAACGCCTGGAAATGCGAGAATCTTTCCGACAATTGGAATAGAGGCGAGCGAAACGAAGAAGAAATCCTCCAGGATATTATCCCAAAGGAGCGAATGCATCATTTCGCTCTTTTTCTCTATGTGGCTTTTATTGGCCAATTTTTCCGTCGATTTTGTCGATTTGACTTAAAACGATTGGCTTAACCGCCATGATGATTGGTGCGCCCATTTTCACGAAAGTATTTTCATGCATGGCACAGCTTTCAATGGTCCAATCAAGAACCTCGGTGGCCAGAACTTCTGCAAGTTCTTCTGCTACATCAAGACCTTTTGCTTTTAGTTTTTCTACAAGTGCTTTTGTTTCGAATGGCTTAGTCATTTTATCTCCTTAGTTTTTGTTGTTGTTAACGTCTGTGGGAAGTGTGGCCAGTTCCCGTTTAATCACTTGATCGATTTTTCTATTTAGTTCCATCAAGGAGCCATCGATCCTAGAAACAGCTTTCATTTGCTCGTGGTAACGAAATTCATCTAGTTTCTCTTTTTCGATAATTCTTTTATCCACGTAAGCGACTTGCCTGGCTTCGGCTTCATTGATTAACTTCGCAGGATTCAATTCCTTATTAAGTTCCTTGAATGCCCAAACCATGATGTAGAGCATCACCCCACCTACAGCCACATCCCGGCTTATGTTTTTCAACCCGATCAATCCTTTGATCATTGAGTGCTCCTATGGCGTTTCACATGACATGACTTCAATAAACAAATCCCTGCCGAAAGTATTTGGTTCAATTCCATGATCCCTTGCCAGTCCTACCGATTCGTCCATAAATCTCCTACTGAGGCGTCATTAAACGAACTTGAAAGTTGTGAACTATGGAATTAACAATATTATTGCTTCCATTTGTGTAGGGCCTAACTATGTCTCCGTTAACAAGATAAAGACTTCTTGTGGCACAAACTGGATGCCCTAAGTTTGGAGAGCTTGAATATGCTCTCATCCCCTGAGCGTAAGTTAACGTACTAAGAGGAGTTGTAAATGGGCCAGTTCCATTGAGTTGAATCCCAGCATAAATATCTCCGGAAGAAGTATCAGAGCAGTAGGAAATCTCATACACACCCTCTGTAGAAATCGTAACAGAACTACCATTTGTTGCATCATTTACAACCACCGATGAAAAACAAGATCCAGTAGTTGACGTTGTGGTTGTCAGCGCTGGGACTCTTGTATTTGTAGAACCTTGCTGGTTAAACCCACTCAAGAAAACAGCGCAATCTACAGCGCCACCACCACCGCCTCCACCACATGTCCCTCCTGAGTCAATCAGGTTCCCGTCTGCATCCCACTCTGCGCAGTTTCCAGAAGTCTTAGCTCCCGATCCGGTGACAAACTCTGTGGTATTCCCTGATCTAGTTCCTTGAGCTACCGCTCCAGTTCCGTTTCCAATTAAAGGAAGGTTTGAAGTAAAAGTGGTGGCACCAGTTCCACCATTTGCAACGGGAAGCGTTCCAGTTACCTCAGAGGCAAGGTTAACTGCGCTAGCACTAACCACGCCAGAAGAAGCCTTTAGTGGACCAGTCAGCCCAGTTGGTAGCGTTACGGTACCCGTGAATGAAGGAGATGCAATTGGTGCTTTTAAGTCTAAAGCATTTTGCAAATCTGTTTGATCAGATAGTGTTCCTGTGATTGACCCCCACGTTCCTCCGCCACCTCCAGTTGCTGAGAGCGTTCCAGCAGTGAAGTCCAATCCAGACCCAACAGTCACCGATGACCAAGTATCTGCGGCGGATCGATAATAAATATTATTTGTTCCGGACAGAGCCGCAATTGCAGTCAGATCCGCGTCTATTGGTTGTTTTCCATTAAGCGCTGTCTGTAGGTCGGTTTGATCTGAAAGAGTTCCGGTGATTGATCCCCAAGATCCCGCTCCGCCACCTCCGCAAGATCCGCCAGAATCAACAATGTTTCCGTCGGAATCGAATTCCGCGCAGTTTCCGTTTGTAAAAGTTCCACTTGTCGAAGCGTAAGTTGTGGTATTTCCAGAAATATCTGGAAGCGTAACTGTCCCGGTAAACGTAGGAGAAGCCAGAGGAGCTTTTAGATCAAGAGCAGATTGTAGATCGGTCTGATCAGAAAGAGTTCCACCGATATCCCCCCAATCAACTGATCCGCCGCCAGAACCATTTGATGCGGCGGTAATTCTTCCCTTTGAATCTACGGTAATGTCTGCATTTGTATAGCTTCCAGGAGTTACTGCGGTATCTGCTAGAGTAGCTGCCGCTGCTCCAGGTCCATCGGCAATAACATCACCAGTCAGTGAGGTGATGTACGTACCAGCGTCTTGTTTTGCATTGAATGCAATCCAATCAGTGGAAGAAATGTATCCATCTTGAATGCTCGTTCCCTGCGGGATAGAAAATATTCCGTTCCCATCATAAGATAGCGGAGAAGAGGCACCGAAAGATCCAAAGTCTACAATTCCGCCAGTTCCAACTACAGACGTAGTGCTTTGAAGCCAGGTTCCATTTGAATTTGGTTTTGCAAGAAGAGTAAATTTTGATTGACGGGAACTATCAATGGTTCCAATCGTGTTTCCGCCATAATCCTGAACCGTGACGGTTCCTGCAACGGAATTAACGATGTCATACCACCAATCGAGTGGAAGAGTTTCAGCGGCAGGAAATCTTACGGAATGCGTGGTGGCTTCGGTTAGTATTTGAACTTGATTGCTGGTGGCAACAAGTTCGGTAAGGCCATTATTCTTCTCGATTTCGGAAGATTGAATTACAAGACCGCGATTTACAGGATATGCGGCGCCAAATGCATGAACCGCAAATAAAAAAAGTGATAGTGCTAAAAATATATTCTTCATGGATTAAAAACCTCCGCAATTGCCCAATGCAGCTTGTAATTGGTTCCTGGAGGAACGGGGCCAGATAGTTTTACGGTGAACCCACTTTGGCTTGGGGCACTTATTCCTTTTAATGAAAATGTAGGCGTGAGTTCTGGATCATCGGTGTGATTTACGATTGTCAAACCAGCGATAACCCAATTTACTCCGATCAGTGGGGTTGTGAATTGAACTTCTACTTCGTCTGATTCTGGATCAATGTCTTCAATCCCAGCGCGAGAATATATGTGCTTTGTGCGCATAATTTGCACTTTGACAATCGGACCTGGAGTGACTTTTACTTTTGCTGCACCTGGAAAACTCATTTCGTCACCTCGGGCGAGATATATGCGGGGCCTTCTAAGATTCGCTGCTTGCTTCCGTCTGCGAATAAAATTTCACAGTCCCAAACGTAAGTGGTTATCGCCCTTTCTCCAGGGCTAGAATTATCAACAGGAATTGCGGAAGTTTCCGCTGCGGTAAGGCTTAGCTGTCCTTCGCCATTTGGACCATCTACGATTGCTCCAGTAAATGTGGCAATCGCAGGATTCGCCGCCTGTGGTGTTGTTCTAATTTGACCAGTGATTGTCGCTCCAGCAATGGAAACCGGAGTATTTCTTTCATCAAGAACTTGAAAGGGGATTGAGAAATCCGATCCTTGGTCAATTTTTATTTCAAGGTATCCGGCGTTATTCATTGTGCCCCCTGTTCTCTTGCGATTTCTTCGACAAGAGCGTTAATTGCTGCCGGAGTAAGTGCTGGGAGAGACTGTCCTCCTCGATGTAAAAGATGAGCGGCTAAAGATTGACCTAAAGGAGTGGAAAGCGCAGATCCAACTGCGGCTCCAGGAATTCCACCTGCCGTAAATCCCATTGCTCCCATTCCGGCCTTAGTGGCTAATCCAGGAACCCCCCATCCTTGATATAGTGGTTGATCTTTAGCTAAAGCGTTTCTTCCACGAGCAAGAGCGGAGTAACGAGCGTCGAGTGGGATTAAACCTGGAGCATTCTGTTTAAGTAGTTCCGAGTAGGCCATTTGCTCGGCCTTGGAAATGTCTCCAACTAGACCACGTTTTGCTTCATCGGTTACGTTGCTATAACCACGGTTTCCAGCGGCCACTCGGCGGCGGAGCATTTGCTCAAGAGTTTCATTTCCCCTAGAACCGATATCTGTTGCGGCTTCAGAAATTGTGTCTAGTGTTGGCTGATCGAGAGAAGATGCCTGTCCTCCTGGAACCTGCATCTTTTTCCCGACATCAGAAACACGTTGAGCGATGGGGGAAGTTGAATAAGTATTTGTGTTCCCAGAAACCTCATTGATCATTTTATCAACGATATCGTCGTGTTTTTTGGAAATTTGATTCTTCATCATGTTCCTGGTTCCACCGACACCCTCTCGAATCAGATCGGTGCCAACGCCATGAGTCATTTTGTTTCTGCCAACGGAAAGCTGCATTAAGCTGTCTGCGCCTGATTTCAGTCCTTTCCCCGCGCCAGAGAGAATCGCCGATAGGCCACCGCCATACATTGCGTTAGTTAGTCTTTCGCTTTGCTCACCCTCGGGCCTTTGACCGGCTCCCAATCCCGCGCCAACTGCGATTTGCGCTGGTATTCCTCCTGGGATTAATGCTGTCCCAATTCCTAAGCCAACATTTCCAATCCCTCGCCCAACACTTAGAGCGGTGGGAGATTCTGATTCGGCGCTTTCCAACGCTCTTTGGAAGGATGGTAAATATCTGGCGTTTTCCAGTGAGGCGGAATCTGCCACACCAACGGCGGAATTAAATAAGTCAGCGAGAAAGGGAGGGGGAGAAACCATCTCCTCTCCGAATTGTTTAAATCCTTTTGCTAGATCGCCCTTTTTAACTGATTCCTTATAAGCGCGGCCTTGTGAAGGATTTTTCTTAAAATCATTCCAAGGACCAGATTCTTCTGGTGCATCTGATTTTTTAAATTCTTCCCATGGTCCAGCCATCACTCGACCTTTTCCCAATTAGATGGGGAACCAGGATCTCCGCCTTTATATCGATAGCCTTTACGAACGTCTCCTGGACGGGGATATTGATCTATTTTTGATGTATCTACGCCAAGCTTCTTAGCAGAGGCCGCTCTTTGAGAACTTGAAGCAAGTGGCTGTGCAGATTTCGCTCTTTGAGAAGACCGATTTAGTGCTTTACCTTCTTCATCGAAAGATAATTCATACCGCTGGGGGCCGCCCCCTGGTCCGTGGATGATATCCATGTATGTATTAATCACTCGGCGAAGATTGTCTGCCCTTTGCGCTGGTGAAGAGCTTTTTTCTAAATTTCCAATCGTGGCTTGAAGCATTCGGTTTTCCATGTCGGAAACCGGACCCAAAGCACCGCCAGTAGGAGATGCGTTCCGCATCGCTTGAAGCTCTTCAAATCCACCGATTGTTTTGACGGTTTCAAGAAGTCTTTCAAGATCAGCGGCTTTTGTTCCTGGGATATTGCTTTCGATTCCTTGACGAACGGCGCCCAAAACTCCAGGGGATTGACCTTCAAGAATTTTTAGAGCTCTTGTGGCGTCCTGAATCACAAGCTGTGATTTTCTCAGTGCTTGATTTTTCGCGGCGGCTTCTTTTTCTAAATTTGTTTTTTGTTTACGCTCTGCCTCTTGTGCTTTTGCCTGTCCTTCTTGTTCTCTAAAAACAGCAGGTCCTCCAGGAATGGCTTCAAGCGTTCCGTCTGCCTTAAATCGATAACCAGGCGGGGGAGGGGACGCCTTTTCCCTGGTGGCTGGTCCTCCAGGAATGGCTTCTAAATTTCCATCCGCGCCATATCTGTATCCCAGAGGCGCTTTTGGTCGGTTGTCTCTGATGAAGTTTGCGTATCCAGAAGGGACTTTTACATCTCCGGTAAGCGTTCCAGTTTGAAGTGCCTTGATTTGATCAGCGGTAAGAGATTCTGCGCCACGAGATCCCATTTGTGCGCCAAGAATTCTTGAAGCCACCGAGTCTGGAACCTGCGCGTTTGGATCTAGTCCAGTGGGAATTGGCTTACCAAGTTGTGCGTAAATCTGCCCAAAATTCAGTCTAGGCGCGTTGGCTTGCGGGGATGAGCGTTTTAGGGCTGCGCTTCTTTCCGCCCATTTGTAAAGATCGGTATCTGGAGTGGTAAACGCCGGATTTACCTGCGGTTGTCCATCGACAACCATGATCCCAGAGGTGTATTGATCGGCGATTTGTTTGATTTCGTCGCTTTCGCGTTTTTTTCTGGCCGCGTCTAATTCCTGCTCGCGGATACCGATAGATTTATCTTGAAGCATGGCGTTTCTTTTCGCCATTTCTCGACGAGCTTCGGCTTCATCCATATCCATACGCAATCTAGTGCCCTGGACAAGTCCTTGAGTCAGTGCTGGGGTAGCTTTTGCGAGTTTTTTAAAAAAGCTTGCCATCTTAGAACCTCATGTTGTTCCAGTAGCCGCCACCGTAGTACGGATTCTGAGTTAGTCCTGATGCTTGGTAGGCTCCTGGAGCCGATGCTGAGTAGTCGCCCATTATTGGGGATTGCGCAGGAAGTCCTCCGCCAACAGAATTCCTATTTTGCGCCATCATTAGCTGCCCGAGATTGCTCCCCATTTGGGCTCCGCCCTGTCCTCCGCCACCGCCTCCTGCGAGAGATCCTGCGAGAGAACCGCCAATCATTGCTCCGGCAGGGCCGCCCAAAAATGCGCCAGCCGCAGTCCCTAGAAGTGGGGCAATATCTTGAAGCCAGCTTGTTTCTTCTGGCTTAGAGCTTGTGTACTGCTCCCATCCCATTTCCTGCCTTCCGATATCCGAGAAATAGTCAGCCAATGTTTTTGCATGTTGAGCTTTTAGACCGCGCTCTTGTAGATCGACGTTTCTTACACCACCAAGGCCAGATTGAATCTGTGATGCACTTCCGAGTTCTGCCTGATTGTTTGCAGTCACTCCTCTTGCATATTCACCAGCAAGTCTTTGCGTGATGTCGCCAGATTGGTTTGATGCTTGACGAGATCCAATTAAACCAGTTCCTGCTTGAGAAGATTTATGCTGTGAAAGAAGATTTGCCAGACCACGCTGGGCCTGAGTGTCGAATTGGCTTTGTCGATTCTGAGAAACATTTCCCAAATTGCCAATGGCTCCGGTCCAGTAGTCCCTCATGGCGTCATTGGCTAAAATATCTTCTTCATTCGGACCCTGAACGCCACCCTGAAGGATATCCAACCCTTGAGCGCGATTTCTTGCGTAAACCTCATAACCAGAGTTTGTTCCAAGAGTGTTTGTGGTTTGAACCGGAGAATAAGTCGCGCTTGGCTTCTTTGTGGAATTTCCCTGTCCTTGATACCAATTCAATGCCATTTAAAACTCCATTAATTGAAGCCGACAGTTGATGATTTCAAAATCACCATCGACCGAGTTTTTAACTAAAACTTCGTAAAGGTTTGCCCCAGAGGAGGGGACATCGATGAAGGACGCAGCGGAGCAAGGAAGCTGCTGAGTTCCTTCAATTGGAACGTAGTATCTTGCTGAACCATTTAAGCGGAACATCAAAACCCCTCCAGGAGTTCCGCCGCCAGATGTTTCTATTGTTCCTGTCTCTGAAAGAGGAAACGTATCTCCTTGGGCTAGGCGGACATGCACCGGCCTTCCAGAAGTATTAATCGTTGCGAAAAGAGAAGTTACTGCGACAAATGAAGTGTTGTCGGTCGAGTAAGTTACGTCATCGCTATTTGATTCAGTGGCGGCAGCAAGTTTTACCGAAGTGATCGCGCCGGTAGCGATTTTATCCGTAGTGATCGCGCCATCTACGATGTTTCCGGAAGCAATGGATCCAACGAGAAAATTTTCCGGCCCAAGATTTCCGTTGATCGCGGAAATGATGTTGTCGAATTCATCATTCAAATCTTCCGCAGTGGCTTTTGTGTGTGGCTCAAATTCCGTTACTCGGCTGACGATTACAGCCTGAGAGGTTAGGGGGATTAAGAGTGCCAGAAATGTAAGAAGGCGAAAGAGTCCCATGGAGTAATTATGGGACATTGCAGCTAAATTGTTAAGAAAAATTAACAATTATGAGTAGTGTTCTAATTGAGCGATTTTGCAGCACTATGTCAGTCGAATTTTCGCCAAAATCGCGTTCAAGGCGTTGGCTAGGGCATTTATTTTTGTGTTGGTCGAATTCACTGCTGTGATGATTTTAGCCTCTGAATCGAGGTCTCCGGCTTCGTAATCGGTTGTCAAATCAGCGGCTACATCCACCCAAATAGGGTTCACCAAAATATCGTTTACCCTACGGTGTAGCGTGTCAATTTCTCGATAAACCTTCCATTTGTCGTACTCGTCATCAAGCTGTTTGGGGGATTGTTCGGCCTTAGGCATTATCGACCTAGCATATTTCCGACGAACACAATTTCGTCTATTTCAAATCCACGGGAAGCTTCGCCCATTTCAGATTGCTTGATCACGACTTTGAAATTCCTGGCCACTCCTGAAAGCAAAATCTCGAATTTTTTCCAGGAGAGATCGGCGGCGTACTGGCCCTCATCTAACACTAATTCATCCCCGTCACTATCATCCTGGCTTTCGGCCCAAGTGCTGAAAATAGTTTCTGAATCAATTTCTCGTAACGAGTATGTCTGTTGCTGGCCCTCGTCCATTATTACATCGATGTCCAGAAGGAATTTACCAGCGCATCTAGCCTTAATCCGCATCGAGACCAGACGTTTTTGTTTGTCTGGTTCCCCGAAATCGAATTGACGAGAAGACCACTTCCCTGAGATTTTTTGACCATTGAAAGTAAAAACGCTTTCGTCTGCGACATCATAAAGTCTTGAACTTTGCTGATCACCAACCAGGCCGACTCTTCTTTTATTTGAATCAAGCGAGAATGCAGAAGATGCGCCAACTGCTTTATCTCTGAAATCCCAAGATTTTGCATTTACGTCATAAACGAAAACTCTATTCGCGTTCATAGAAGATCGCATTGGCACATGGCACTCATACTTTCCTTCCTGAATATCGTAGGAAGAAATAATTTTCTCAGATTGTGTAAAGTTAATTTGCCGAATCTCATCTTCGATTTCTTCGGAAATGAGTTTTGCAGGAGATGCCGAGTCCACTAAAATAAATCCATCGGCAGCTAATCCAATCACTCCAACAGGGGTTTCTTGAAGAGATCCAGGCGAAACGGCTCCACGTTTGTTATCCAACTCCCTAACTGCGTAGTTTTCAGGATTAGTCCCATCAAGGTAGTAAATCGATTTTTCCTTGAAGAACATCAAAGTATTTCTGTGCTTAGCGATGCCGGTATCTTTTTGATCATCGGCATATCCGATGTCATAGGTATAAAGGTAATAATCTGGATTAGAAACGGCGGAAGCGTAAGCAACGCCACTTACAATTTTTGTAGTAACAAACCCATTTCCACTTTGTTCTACGATTGGAAGACTTACTCCAAAAAGCCAAATCTGGTCATTGTGTCTGCGAATGAATTTTGGACCGTATGGACCCGTAATTCTAACATCGCTTGAATCGTTAATATCCTGGCTTCTCAAGAATCTACCAGATGGCGGAGGAGAGTTTCCTTCATTTAGAACCGAGGAAACTGCCTCTCCGTAATCAAATACCTCTTCTGTGGCGATTGGAATCAATTCTGGGATGTCGAATAGATCGCTATCGACAGATGCCGAAGTCATTACTCGCTTGTAATCATCATCTGGATTTGCTCCGTCGCTTACTGGTCGTCTATATAGAATCCAATGTGTAACTCTATCCGAATCAAATCCAAGAGCTTTTGCTAGAGCAATATTTACTCTTGCTGAATTTTGCGCAGAACCGTCTCCAAATCCCACCAGTGGATCGCCGATATGCCTAGGGGTCCACAGTCCATCTGTTCCTATAATTGAATCGGAGGCCATACTTTCGGTATTTGTTCTTGCGTCAAACCACGTGAAAGTGTACTGCCAAATTCCAGATAGTTCCCCGTCTTCATCGAATTCAGGAGTCACTTGCAATATTGGATTTTGCGGATCACCGAATGAATTGATTACAATATTCCGATTGTTACCAGGAGGGAAAATTCCGATATTTTGAAAAGCATATGGGGGGTCTTGAAGTGGGCGTTCCTCGAAAAACTTGTTTTCGACGCTGTTGACCATATAGATACGATCGCGCCACTTTTCTGATCTTACTCTTGTCGCATCTCCTTGAATGAAAGATCCGACATGATCGAATTGCTTCGAGGTTTCGCCGGTTTCTCTTCCGATGAAATCACCTCGTTGGAAAAACCATCTTTGGCGAAATCTATCAATCCAAGTGACTCCAAAACCGTTTCCGAAGTCAGGATTAGCGTAAACGGATGCGCCCCAGAATTTTCTTAGGCGCCCTCTCCTAGTTGTAAAATTTAAAATTCTTTCCGCGTCAGTTGGTTGAAGAAGTCCAGATGCAATAGCGGATTTCTGACCAGTAAAGGCTCGGATGATTTCTTTTACTTCAGATCCCTTGGGCACAGTTAAACCCCAAATCTCGCTTCAAATACTGGTTCGTCGTTATAGAATTGATCATGATCGAATGGAATTCTCTGAGTGGTATCGAGATTTTCCTGATCGGCAGCGTAGGCATCTAAAACCATGGCCTCGGCTTGACCCAATTGCTCATTGTGTCTGCGGTCATCCACGCCCTTGAACATAAGTGCGGTGGCGTATTCAATTAGACACTCCATTACGTTTGGAGGCATCCCCCATCTTCCCCAAACATTTGCTTCTTTGTCCTGAATAGGAAGAATGAACCGACGATAGCGATAGAAAATTTCTAAATCCCCACCGGGAATTGGCCACAAAGTAACGACTTTACACCCGCTTGAATCAACACCGGCGAAATCGTAAAGCCTGGGATTTCCGCTGTCTTCTGTGGAATTTGGAACCAATTCTCTGAATCTAGCGGAAGGGATTCTGTCTAGCTTCTGCCTATTTGATCCTTCCATCCAAAACATTTGAGTTACGGCCACGTCTTGATTTAGAGAATATTCTTCGATTCCCTGGGATGTGTGAAACGAATCTTTGATCATCAACCAAGTCCATCGGCGATTATTTCCCGCAACGCGAACCGCTGCGCGATTTAACATCCTTGCGGCTTTGTCTTGAGATTGCTGAGTTGTATTGCCAAAATTTTGGGCAACATCGAAGGCGAGATCCTTAAACCTGTAGAGCTGATTTTGCTTTGGCTCCATGTGAAGCTCCCTTCATTTTAATTATAAAACAATACGCCCAAAGAGGAAGAAGTGATTGCGGAACCAAATGCATGGGGAAGTTACCAATTGAATTGGCTGCGAAAAGGAAAAATATGGAAAAGCAAATCCATGCCTCGGTAGTTTTCAAAACTCTTCTAAAGGCAGAGATAAAAGAAAAGATGAAAGAAAGAACACATAAGACGCCAACAGCGCCCATCTCAAAGTAAACTTGCAGGTATTCGTTATGTGCTGAGTAGAATGTTCCCTCTTGCTTGCCGAGCCTTTCCGTTTCGGAAATAAAAGATTTTGCTCTATCGGAAATAAGACTGTCTTGAATACCATTTTTCTCTCTTAATGATTTGTTCTGGAAAAGGGGGAAAATCGTTTTATAAGATCCAAACCCATACCCGAAAATCGGTCGGTTGTTCGCCAACGACAGAGAAAAACCCCACAATGAAAATCTGCCCTTATCGTTTAGAATGTCCGAATTTTTCCATAGCGGAATTGAGCCAGCTAAAATTAGTGAAACGGAAATCACTATTCCCCAGAACCATTTGGTATTTAGATTTGCATACGCCCAAATGGTGAGCACGACTCCAAGTGAAAGAAATGTGAAGCTTGATTGAATCAAAATCACTGGAATTATTAAAATAATTGCCCTGAACCAATTTCGGTAAAATAGGGAAACAGAAAAACACGCGACCGCAAAAGGTCCATATAGTGTGTGCTGGCCGAACATCGAAAGCGGTCTAATATCCGCCCACTCTTTGTAACCTGTGAGAACGTCGAATCCGGAGATCTGAATGAACCCGTGAATCGCGCACAATATTCCTACGAATTCCAATATTTTGAAAAACGTCTTCGGAGTTTCTTTTATCGCCCACAAACATGATATGGCGGCGGCGAAGATTACCGCAATATCTCCGTAATGCGTGACAGGTGCGTAAAACAGAGCGGAAACAACAAAGGTAAAAAACGAAAACCCAAGAATTAAGTGAATTTTCTCAACTAGCGTGATGGAAACAAAAAGAGCCGCCATCGCAATAAGCGCGGCAGCCTTTGGCTCACGAAATTGCTCACCACTAAGCCAGAAAACAAAGGGCAGCAGCAAAACCGCTGCCCTTATAAACCACTTCTCCATTACTGAAGATTGATGATTGCTTTTAGATCTGTTCCGGTTCCGCTCGCCTTGGCTTCCAAGGCTACGATTCCACTGTCTTGAGAGGCTGCACAAGGAACAGCCGCACCAACAGAGTTACCGCAAAGCTTCGCGCCAAGAGTGATTGGGGAACTGGCGTCATACTTCAAGAAATCCACGTATCCTTTTGTGATGCATGAGCTTCTTTGAACTACGGCGCTGTTGCTGGTTGGAATGGCTCTGTCGGATACGCAAGCAATCAAATTGCCATCACGCACACCAGCGAATTCCGTAACTCTGGTTACGATGTAACCAAGGCTTCCAGAATCAACGTATTTCAGAACCTCACCAGCACCCACGGCATCGGAGTAACCTGCGGTCGTGGATTTCTTCACGACTTTGGTTTCGATGTCTGGGCTTCCATTAATTGGGTCGGCCCCAGTATTCGACGAATACCCGAAGGCATTCATCGAGGCGAGGCCAATTACTGCGATTAAAATCAGGGATTTCATGTTCTTCTCCTTAAAATCAAACAACTACGTTGAACATTACGCCCTGGTAACGACGACCACGTGTGGTCATGTTAAGACGAGTAATGCAGTGGGCAACTTGGGAATCTTGGTTCGTAGGAGCTCGGAAATCTCCGAACTTGAACCAGCGCTTCTTCATGCCGTGAACCCGCAAGGATTTGAAGTTCAAGCCGTAGAAGGCAGAACCGTCAAGACCAGCGGCCTCGCGTACGGTGTCGATTTGCTTTTCCATCACCACGGGGATGTTGGAGAAAATAATCGCATCAAGACCAGCGTTCTTCAGGTAGTTGGCCCGAGGATCGTTGTAACGCTCTTGAGCGGTTAGGGATCTACGGAGTGCTTCGAAGGCGTCTTCGCCAGCGAGGATCACATCGTATTTCTCCATACCGAAGGTACCAGCAACAACCATTTGGCGAAGGCGTTGGTGGCCAGTGCCTTGTTGGTCGTTACCGAATGCCGCTCCGGCATTGTCTACCGCTTGGTTACGCCAGAAAGCATTTTCTGCCTGAGAGGCGTCGATTCCACCGATCACCGTTGCACCAGCAACAGGAAGGGTAGTTGGGTCATCTTGAATCAAATCAAGAAGGCCGCTTGGACGCTTCTGATCGGCAAGAGGAACCGAGCCAAGAAGGTAGTCGTTCAACTCTTCTTGAAGCGTGATCTTCAAATCATCGATGCTTGCATCCAAGAGATTGAAGATACGTGTTTTGGATCCGCTGTTTTTATCCAAGTCTTCGTTGGACAAATGAACGGAACCAGACACGGAACGCCACTGATACTCAACCTCATCGAAGTTATCTTGAGGGGTGGTATCCAGAAGGTCAAAGCGGCTGTACGCTTTAACGGTGGAGTTACGGCCTTTGCGGATTTTCTCCACAATGCTTCTTCCTGGGTCGTCGGTAAGTTTGATGCCCTCGGCATAAGTGCTACCGGCTTCTGGTTTTCTCATCTTGAAAAGCTTCGGGGCGAGGTCTTTGTCGCCGAGAAGTTTTAAGAGAATAAAATCTTTAGTAACTTGGTCGATGATATCGGGCTCGTGCCTTTGTAAGGTCGAGGCGATGACAGAACGAATATTCATTTTTCACTCCTAAGGAGAACTTTTATCCCGCACCATGTTCATTCCATGCGGCGTCAAAGGCTTCGCTGAGTGATGACCCTTTCGATGTTCCCGATTGGCGAACCCCTGTTTTAGGGGATTTAGGAAGGTTCTTTTTCTTCTCTCGTGATCCGGCTAACTTGTCTCTCTCGGATTTCCTGATTTCCTCTAAGAACAAGCTTGGAACCAAGCTTTCTCCGTCCAGGAATCCTCGATCGCGCATAACCGAAGCCACTTTTTCGAGCTCTTCCCTAGAAGGGTCGCGCCCAATAAGATCTTTGAACCTATCCTTGGCGCCAAGCAGGCCTTGTCGAAATTCATTCACTCTTTGCTGCTGCTGCTCACGTCTCTCCCGCTCCAGATGCAGGTTTTGGAGCTGTTGAAGCGTTTGCTGCTGCCGCATGATGAGAGGAACCACTGGATCATTCGGATCAACTCCAGGAATGTTCAGAGGTACCTGCTGGGCTACTCCCAGCGCCTTTTCGATTGCCGCTCGGACTTCGGGGTTGGATCGAACCAGATTGTCGAACTGCCGGAACATTTGGGCTTCTTGTTTGAAGCCTTCTGAATCCCGAACCCGACTCTCTAATTCACTCTTTTCCCGAAGGGCTTTGTTGGTGGTTTTCTGCGCCTCGCTGAAACTGCGTTCCAGCTCAGTGCCGACTTTTCCCAACTTCGCACCAATATTTTTCCAGTTGAATTTGCCGTCTCCCTCTTTGAGGTCGTCGTCTTGTTCTTCTGGCACCTCTTCCGTTTCTTCGGATTCGTCGTCTTGGCCCTCGGGCTGTTCGTCGTCCGTTTCTTCGGTTTCGGTCTCTTCGATCTCGGACTCCTCTAGGGAATCCATTTCGCCTTCGTCTGTGCCTTCGAGGTCTTGGACTTCGGTTTCTCTGTTCATGCTTCTCCTTGGAGTGTTCCCTTCCAGGCCTTGCTCCATGCGTTAAATTATGGGGTCAGTTTTACCCTGTAGGCAATACAATTGTTAAGAAAAATTAACTATTCGTGCAAATCAGTTGAAATATCACGGGCTTTTTCGTTTGGCGCATTGTCGTATCTTTCATCGATACCGTGTGGCGCGGCGTGAAAACCCATGGATTTTAGGACTTCGGAGCGGTGTTCCGCAGACTTAACCAGAACCCCAGAATGCGGCTCAACATAGGGGTAGCGGGTGAGACCGGCGCGGCGAGGACGAGAGAGAGCGTTTTCCCAAACCAAGAAATATATTTGGTGCTCGTCTCCGCATCCTTTGCACTTAACCAGATATTCGGATGCGCTTAGTTTTTTAACTAGCTCGTGATTTGTGCGTTTTGTTCCAGCGCACTTTTTCTCACAAAGAATCGGCATGAACTCGGTCACAACTTCATCCCGCCTTGAAATTCACTCATTGGACTAATTGGATTCGGAGGAGGCATGTCGCCTCCAGCCATCGGAGGAGGTGCTTGGTTCATTTCCATTCCTCCTGGTACATTGTTCTGCGCGGGGGGAGCCACCGGTGGCATTGGAGGGACGCTTCCTGAACCCCCGTCCACTCCATTTTGCGACATCGCGGCTTCAAGGATTTTCGCCTGAATTTCAACTGGCAGGGTGTTCCAATCAATTTGAGAGAATTGAAGCGGAGGTTTAGCTTTAGCTTTTGCCTCAGCGGCTTGAGCCTGTTGAGCCATCATTTTTTCTTTTTCAATTTCCTCTTGAGGGCGAAGAGCGCCGGAGTCGTCGAATTCAAATGCTTCCGTTAATTTCTCGGCCAGCCATCTTTGATCCACGTTTGGATTACCGGCCATGATTTCGGCGAACTTTAGAATCTGTTGCCGACGAAGACCCTCATCCTTGTGAGCCATTACGCCGGGCTTAAACGTCCAGTCGAACTCTCCCTGAATTTCTTCCCTTGAGGCTTGAATCCACATGAGATCCCGAGGATTTTCCGGATTTTTAATTCTTACAGCGACCGAAACATCCATGAACTGCTGACAAAGAGCGGCCATTTTCGCTAGAACCCTGGCGATAAATCTTTCAAACTCTTGCTTGGTTTCGGCTTTACGGATGTTTGATCGGGACGCGAGAAGACTTGCTTCTGTTGCGGTGTCGGCGATTGAGTCTTGATTGTATTCGTAGAATCCAGAGGTGTTGACTAAATCATCTCCAGACATTTTATCAAAGTTGTAAACCTCTCCTGGAAGCTCGTGCATCGGAGCTACCATCAAAGATTCTGGGCTATTCATATTCACGACTTCGCCGATTCTGGCATTTGTGAATTTATTTATTTGGTCTTCGTCGTTCGCCGTTCCTTTATTTAAATACTTTGGACGCTGGCGACGTGTCGTGGATTGAATCGTGGTTCTGATTTTATTTCGTTCTTGGATCTGCGCCCAGAAAGCTTTGAACTCAGAGAAGCCGTAAGGGCTTTCGGCATCTGGCTTGCCCTCAAGAACCGTGATTGGAAAGCGATCAGATTCCACTTCGAAATCATAAGGCCAATCTTTTTCATCGACGACATCGTGACCGCAATCGCCTCTGTCTCGTAAGAGAATAATTTTCTCATTGGCGAGGTCGTAAATTTTCCAAAGCGTAACCCACTCTTGATTCACGCCTTGTTCTGTGTCGCCACCCAAACGAGTGGCTTCTTGCGGCATCGCTTCTGGCTTGATGTCTTTTTTTCTTTTCTTGGAGACATCCATTTTTTCGAATTCCGCAAATGGAATAACCATGCGGTATCCGCGCCAGCGGTCTTCTTTTCTGCAATTAGAATCTGGATCAAGAACAACGTCCCTTGGATTTAGGCGCTTCGCTACTGGTTGGTCTCTAACAACTTCGGTTGTCTTGATTGGCTCGCCAAGGACGGGCTCTCCAGTTAATGGATTGACGAAAAGAATGTTTTCTTTTTCTACTTCTTTGTCTTCGTAATCCCACTCGTTTAAGAAATAGGTGTTCCCGAAAAATCTATCCCATCGACAAAGTTTGAAATCTTCTCTTAAGCCAAGTTCCTTTGCCCAGTAATTAGTAACGGCCTCTGCGTGTTTTGCCGTTCCTTCCGAGTTTTGGTTTTTTGCTTCTGCGATTACGCGTATGTCCCCGGAAAAAATTGTCGGGGCAATGGTCTCCACGAATGAGTAGACGAAATTCACATACATTTCGTCTTTGTTGGCATCCAGGTCTTTTCTAGGATTGGTGTTGTAGTCGCCGGTATAGGCGCGCATGAAACGCGCGGCCTCATTGTTCCTGGTTTTCTGGTATTCGAGACTTCGCTCGATGTCCTTTTGCCACTGGGCAGCAGATTTCATGAATTCCAGTTTGAACGATGTCAGGTCAATTGTTAAGAAAAATTAACAATTAAAACAAATCAAATGAAATCGGGGTCTTCTGAATCGTCCTTAAAGTCTAACTTTCGCTCAAGATCCCCAAATGTGCCAGGTAGGGGGATGGCTTCGGGTGGGCCAGCGGCAGGGGCGCTGATCGACATCAGGGCATACCTAAGTTCATCATAGGCGTGGTCGTCTTTTTTCTTCACATCCTCGGACTGGTTTTTATCGACCAGCAAATGAGGAGGAATTTCTTCGTAAACCAAATTGTTAAGTTCCCACCAAAGCTTTTCGCATCTTTGACAGAAATATAGATTTGAAACCCACTCGGGATCATGAGGACGGTAGTTGAGCATGTCTTTTACGCGCTCAAGTCCGGCCTTTCTGTCGTTCTGGCCTCTTTGAAGTTTCCATACCCCAAATTCCTCTCGAAGAATGTCTCCGATCGAAGTCATCTCTTCTTTCATGGGCTCCAGTTGATCTTTTTTGTAGATCGAAGGGTCAACCATGATTTTTTCAATCCTCTTGTAAAGAGGGTGGGGGAAGTCTTTGTGTGTTCCCTTAATTACTTCCGCGATTTCCCGATAATTTGAAGGCTTATAGAATTCAAAGAGTGCGTAGACTCTTCGCATCTCATCGACGCCGTAAATATGAAACGCTGTGGGGTTTGTGCTGCCGTAATCGAGTCCCGCAATAATTCTCCAGCGAGGATTAATATCGTCTAGCGGGATATCAGCGATTCTAAATTTCTCAGAATTCGGCTCAAGATACCAAAATGCTTTTTGACCGGCCTTAGATTCGAAATCGATTTCATATTCTCTGTCGATTTGATCTGGCCTTAAATTTTTAGTGGCTTGTCGATACCACTCGTCTGATCTTTTTTCTGGATCAGCGGTGTAGTGAGCGGAAACCACAAGGAATTCATTTCGTTTATTTTTCCAGGAAATAAAACCTTCTCCGAGATTTCCTTCGGGGTCGATTTCCGCGTCAACTGGCGGTTTGAATTTCGGTTTAAAAACTCGCAATCAGTAACTCTTGCGGAGTCCTGGGTTTTTCTTTTGCCGCTTAGGTAAAGATCCTCTGCGAACCGGCGAACCAGAAGCGGTTAGCTCATCCAACAAAGATTCGGTGAAGTCCATTTCGGGATTCTGTTGACTCCATTGCTGAACGCCTTGCTGAAAATTTTGAGATGCGGGCGGAGCTGAAAACTCCTGAGCGATCATTTCGACTTCGGCGTTTTTCTTCGGAACCCTCTTACTGATTGTAGAACTTTTCATCCCTTTTTTCTTCGGAGTCACTTCAACGTCCATTGCGGAATAGGTTTCCATTTCTGGGGCAGCAGACGGGGGAGCGGAGAATTCATCCATCATGCCAGCGATTTCTTCGGAGGAAACGGCGGGACCGCCTAGAGTTGATGCTTGCTGATTGAGCATGTCCATGAATCCATTGCCTTGATCGGCTCCGATTTCAGTTGGAATCAGCATTCCAGCCGCCGAAAGTGGAATCGCGGATTGAGGAGAGCGGCCTTTGAATTGCGGGTTTCTGCGGTCGAAACCTTTTTCGTGTTGGCGAAAGAATCGATCGAGTTCTCTTTCCTGCGGTGTTTTGTCGGAAGCCAAGTCTTGAATGATGGCTTTAAATTCTGGGGAGTCCTGCCCGAAGACACGCTGGAGCTCAATGAGTTGTTGGGAGTTGGGTTTCATAGAAAGTTTTTGCGCCATGAGTCTATGGTACGACAAATGTTAAAAAATCTTAACAATTTAAGAAAAAAGAAGCCCTCCAGACCAAGAAAGGGAGATCGGGAGGGCCGAGGCGGTCACGACAGGAACGTGATTGCTTTCAGAATAGCGGCATGGAAATTGTTAAGCAAATGTTATCCGACATCGAAACAAAGATTGGAAAAAAACGAAGGCGCGGCGGAGGAAACCATGGTTAGTCGTCCCTTCACACCTAAAGCAGGACCCACCGCAGCAAGAACTTTGTCCACATCCTCTTGAAACGCGGCCTCATCGGAAAAAACAGCGGTTGGCGTGTAGGAACGAACGTGTTCCGCACCTTGAGAAAGTGCCCAAAGATGGGAGCGGTTCCGTTTAAAACGAATGTGACAGAAGGTTTTTGTTGCGGGCTGCCATAACCGAATAAACTCCGGAAGTCTTTGGTACATAATCCAGGCCCGCTCTAGAAGCTGGTCAGCGTCCTCCTCCTTTTTCGACTGAATAAAAGTCAGGCGAGAGGGGAAGAATAACGCATCCCACAAATAAAGGGCCACGAACAGCCATGAAGCCATGACCTGACGACTTTTGGGAACAAGTAAACGAGGGTGGCGAAGCCAAAGTTGAGTCAGAATGTAAAGGTGTTGCTTATCGGGAAACGGCTCAAAAGGAGAACTAGACTTCGGATGAGCGTTTTCAGTCTGAACCCACCGTCGAAGGAATCTCCACGGGTTCTTCTGGCACAGAAGTAACTCGGCGTGAATGATCTTCGGATCCCGTTCCTGGAGTTTCTGCAGCCAAATCAGCTCTTCCTTGGTCCGGAATTCCTCGAATGGTTTCCATGAGATTGGTTCTATGTTTCTCAACATCGGCTTCACTCCACTCAGAGAAATTTCCAAGATTTGCGGGGATCACGGTAAGGGTCGCATTATCCGGGGAAATGATCTTATGCTTCAGCGCGAAAGGCTTCCAGAACTGAAAATCCCCAGCCAAAGCCTTTTCCAAACCAACGGCCTCGATCTCCCGAGCTATGTGTTTCGGAGAATACTGAACCTCGACCTCTTCCAGCCACTCTTCGAAATACGGGTTAAACCCCTGCCAATCTTTCCAAAGCTTTACAGAAAAACCAAGGTAACGCAGTACGTCTTCTGGAGTCTTACCCCTCAATTCAGGCTCAGCAAATAACGCGATAGCAAATGCCCGCATCTTCGAAGTCGGAACGAATCTGACGCGCTCCGTCCCATCAGGACGCGGCATGACTTCAATAATCGGGCTCTTGGAAAGATCCTTATCCACAATTCGAGGATAGCAGGAAGAAAAACTTAAACCAAAGCTTTAAGCGCGGCGGATGACGTAAGCGGGAGCTCAATCTGCTTTTCCATGATCAAACTCTTCAATCTTTGGATCGCCCCAGTAAGGGGTGTGGGATTTAGCGTCGAACTTTAGACGCCACAAAATGTTTTTCACGTACAAGCGTTCGTTCCGGACGAAAGATTCTATGGGTTGGACATAAAACTTACCAAAATGATTATTTTTATCGAAAACCGGAGGAACAAGTGATTTCAAGTCAATCTTCTTCGCTTCCACTCAAACCCTCTTCCATCATCAAAGACAGTTCTAAAACATCAAAACCGAAACCCTTCAACTCACCAAACTGCTCGGGCTTCAAAGACTGCACACCATTCAAATCTCTGACCCAAATCTTTCGAATATCCGGAGCCCCATCAAACCCAGGACCGTAATCGACCTGCAATAACCTAGATCCGATTCGGTGGGTTAGTAATGGCATCTTGAGACCCTAGCAGACAAGCAAAACACCCGCTAGATTCGAAGTTCTTTCCGAAAACATCACAATGATCGTGAAACCAAGAAAACTCCGCAGAAGCGAAATACGGAAGCCAAACGTAGCTAAAAAGACTAAGCAATACCTGATCACCATATACAACAATGGAAAAACGCATAAAATTTCTGGGGTGGGGTACCAAACCCCCCTCCCGCCCCCGGACCGGTGTGTGGCCCCCTTGTTTCTTTCCCCCTTCTGCCGCTCTGCTTCCATGCGCTTCCCTTCTCTTGTCCTTGTAACCTATTGATATCATTAGCATCACCATACCCATTGACTTGGTGCAATGCAAGTATTCTAACTCATTGATATCATTAGACCAGCCTACCTCAAAGTGTCTCGAATTCACGTCTTTAGACCTTGGGCGGAAACAGTTGTTGCAGGTATTCAATCAAAGGCAGGGCAAGGGAATACCAGACCAAAGACGCAAGGAAGGCAAAAGGCGGGGAGAGAATGGGGGGATGGGGAACAAAACCCAGCACCCATCACTAATATTAGGGATTGATATCTTGCGCCCTAACACTCTGCTGCATCGTGGTTTGATCGGGCTTGATCTAGGTTTTAAGATCTCGAGAATTCCCGAGTTATTTTCTCATGCCCATAATTGTCACTGGTGTCGTTTTGTCACCACTTCATCCTAATTATGCGCGTCAACACTTAAAGTATTTGTTTAAGAGCTATTGACTCGCTGTATACAATTGGATACAAGAGTGTTCATAGGCCATTCAAACTGGCTTAAACCAAGCCCTGTTTCAAACGCGGGGCGCAAAATACGAGGTATCAATCAATGCGTAAGCGTTTTTCCATAACCCAAGACAGAATGATCATTCCTGCGCGTATAACCAAGGCGGTACGCGAATGGAGTGAAGCAACTGGAATTAAGGTACTCCGGGCAAAGCCGGGAGATGCATCTAAGGTAGCCATACATTTACTTGAAGCAGAGGTTTTCGAACTAGAACGTGCGATGGAACGCGCTGAAAGGGACAACTTTCCGGCGATCTACTTGCATACCTTTAAAACATGGTGCGTTACAAAAGAAGTCCTGGCCGCCGCAAAGCGCAAAGCCAGCTACCCGGCCTTAAGATTGGCGGTATCCAATGCCTAAATTCGAAATTCAAGATTGGGCAGGGAATAGGCTTACAGCGCACGGTACTTTCAAAACATTCGAGGATGCTTGGGATTACATTCTCGGCGATATGTCGGACAAGCTGAAGCTTACGGAAGAAGACTACGGCGAGTACTACGTTATGGAAGTTGGGCCCGCGCGCGAAAAGCGCTACCTAGACCCTAAAGATCCGCGAGGTAGTCAATGCTTGACCTAGCCATGCTTTTCACTCCGGTATGCATTGGATTGTTTTTTGGCCAGGTATTCAGCTTGGTATCCAATCCGCTGCCGGAAGCCAAAATGGAGCTCCAGGAGGACAAGGGGTACCCGAAGGAATGGGATGAACCGATGCAAGGAATGGTGCGGGAAGCCAGGGAGGGAGCTCGCAAGCAGGTTATGGGAATGGCCAAACGTGCATTGGAAGCTTGTCCCGATGTTTCCTGCGATCAGGTAGCAGAGGCCCTTGGGCTTTCGAAAATGAGCGTTCGCCGCCTATCCAAAGGCGGGAGACGCGGGAAGAAAGTACAGACCAATTATTCAACCGATGAAATTAAGGAGTTATCAAATGCAGTTTTCTAAACACACACCTGGGCCTTGGCAGGTGGTTCTACAACCCAAAGGCGAGACGGGGCCAACTAGAATCACGCTAAAGGATTCTACCGATCATTACCGCGACGAGATATGCGTGCTTTACACCAACCCCGATGGAAGCCCTGGAAATGCCCGTTTGATAGCCGCCGCGCCAGTCTTGCTTAATGCCCTGAAAGCTGCGCAAAAGCGGCTTTGCGAGCAATGCGATGGAAGCCTTGAGGAATTCAGGGGCGAGCATTCCGATGAATGCCTTGCCGCAATGGAAGCCATTGAATTGGCGGAAGGGGCAAGCCATGCCTGAAATCACTCAATGCGAAGAATGTGAAAAAGATGCGGTTTCCGGCTGGGACTATTGCGAGGAGCACATCGAGCACTATTTCTGCGAATGTGGCCGCAATCTTGAAACCCCTGGTGATGGGCTTTGCAGGAGATGCGATTAGCCCTTGATTTTCCATTCGACTATTCCGATAAGTGATTTCCCACCGCTGGCGGCGTAGTATCTCCGGATACCTCGGCGCTTAGCTGGTGCCGAACCGCTGTTTGAACACCGCATTGGGCGGTTCTTGTGGGGCGGGGGTCTCTTGAGTTATGCGGAGCTCAAGGGGCCTTAACCCGTTACCTTACATTCACGTCTACAGTGTTTCTCGGGTTCAATCTTTCCAATTTCAAATCCATATAAATCCGACCGCCGCTTTCCGAATTGACCTGACAGGCGTCGATAACTTTGCGCTGTGAAAATAACCCTGATGCGCGAGGGAATGCCTCTACGGTGTAAACCGTCGAACCTCGGTATCCGCCATTAAGTACGCCGACGAATTGCCGATTGCATTCAAGCTGTATTTCGCATGGTGTGCCTGTGCATAAATTAGTTCCATTTACATCAATAGTTGCATCGGTTGGGTTGGTCTCAACCGTGTATTTGATCATTTTTTGAGAACTACATGCGGATAGAAGTATGGTTAAGATAATTATTTTCTTCATTCAATCCAATCGGATTTATTTAATTTATCTTTAGTTTTTATTAAACACGATAGCGGGAGACGAATTGCCTCACTCCATACAGATATATACCGAAATGGTTATATGAATAAATCAGAAGAAGTAGATCGCCTGGATATCGAGGCCGCCGATTTCATGGCGTCGATTAGTAAATTCCTCTATGAGTACAGGCATTGTGATGCCGAATCTCGCCTAGCTGTCCTTCTTGCTCTTCGCGTTCGCGTCGATGAATTCAGAAAGCATCTTTTCAAGATAGTTCCGAACAACGGGCAGGTGTTTCACGTCGATTTTAAGAACGGAAGAGACACAGGCAAGGCGTAATTCATACTCGCTTGGCTTCCCATCCATTCCCATCAGCCAGAGGGGATCGCATTCTAGTGCATTCGCCCATCGAGCCAGGTTGTCGATACCGATAGATCTCTTTTCGTTGATAACTCTCCGTACGCCGCTACCATTTATTCCCAACTGCCCGCCAAGCCATTCGGTAGATTTTTTTAGCTCCTTCAATCTAGACGATGCGCGTTCTGCAAAGATTTCAGATACTTGCTTGCTCATAAAAATTGCGCTCTTTTGTTACCGGGGGCCTTGACTTCTTGTGCACGATTAGATACAACTGTATCCATGATTAGAGGCGTTAAAAACGAATTTAGAGAAGGCCAAGAAATTGTCAGGGCGAAAGATGAAGAGATCGCCGTGGCAGCCAAAATGTCCAAGTCAACCCTCCGCCGCTCCTTCAAGGAAGGGGTTCCAACCGAAACCGGTCAAAGTATTCGGGAGGCACTCATAGCCCTGGGGCGCGAACGTGTGGAAAGCATCAACCGTTGGATTGAAAAAACACTCCAAACGGCTGGTTAGGTAACTGCAAATATCAGTTTTTACACGAGGCGGCAATAGCCGCATGGTTTTCTATTGCCGATTTTTGGAAGGAATTCGGATATGTCGAACGAAAACAACATTTTAGAAATGCCGAAAAATAGTCAGGAGCCCGCGCTTCCTTTGCTTGCAGGGTTTATCTCCTGCCTCGATCGGGCCCGCGTTCTCAAAGCCTCCAACTACACCACTTCCGGCGCTGAGGCCGTTATCGAATTTTCTGGCCGCCGCATTCTCATGAATCTCCGTGATCTCGGGGCCATATCACCAGGAAAGGGCACAGCATGAAAAAGAATAAAAAGGGTTTCTACACTCTCGAAAGACCATACACAGACTTCGGATCTTTCCTGGCGAGGAAAAGAAATGATGCCGGTTTGTCTCAACGGGAAGTCTCTTTGAAATTAAAATACTCCTCCGCTCAATTCATCTCGAATTTTGAGAGAGGACTAGCTCTCCCCCCTTTGAAGAAGCTTAAAACTATTATTGGCCTTTATGATCTTTGCGCTCGTGATGTCGAGAACATGCTTGTCCTGGCAGAGCGGAAGCGAATTCAAGAGGCGCTTAAATGAGCCTTCCAATCACCAACCCATGCCTTCCCGACGAGATTAGGCATGAGGCAAAACACACTATCGAGATATTTCCGGAAGGAAACTACCGCGACCGCGAAGAGTTACGGCTTTCCGCCGAATATCCCGAGCGAGACTTTGATGATGAGGTTCGCAAAACCGTAGCAATGCGTATTGCGAGAGAAGAATGGGTTCCAATGGTTCACCGCCTACTAGATGGGTGGGGATTGGAAGTAAGAAGGGTAGTTGTAGCGTGAACACTTTGCCGATTGGAATACGAGACGACCAGGGAAGGCCCTTTGGCTTATTCCTGAACATGCCTGAGGCGGAGTATCACGCTGTAAAAGCTTTTAGCTATTCCGGTTCTAAGCAAATTCAAAAGTCACCCGCTCACTTTCAAGCCTATTTGAAAAAGGAATGGGAAGTATCTCCCGACAGAGAGAAGTTTAAGGCTGTTCACCTTCTCACCCTAGAGGAGGATCAGCATTCGCGTATCGTCGTAAAAGATGGCCGATGGGCTGGCGCAGTGAAGGATGAGGTTATCGCTCTTCAAAAAGAAGGCAAACTCGTTTTGAAGCCGGATGCTTACGAGGACGCGAAAGCAATCTCTGCGGCGCTAAAAACTCATGAGCTTGCTGGTAAAATTCTTTCTCGATCTGTTAGCGAAGTATCACTTTTTGCCGTGATCGATGGCGTTTATTGCAAGGGAAGAATTGATTCTCTTTACGTTGATGAAGCGGATATTTTCGTTGGAGACCTAAAGAATTTCGGGGATCTCTCGCGTGAACGCCTGATTTCTCAATTCATTCACGATAACCGCTTTTACTGGCAAATGTATTTTTACGGATTGCTAGTCGAAGCCGTATTTGAACGAAAAGTCACCAATAACTATTGGTTCCTTGCAGAGGATAAACCCCCTCACGGCGTAAAGGTTCGCACCTGTTCGGATGCAATGATCGAACTTGCCGCGCAGGAACTAAATCCGCTTATCCAAATTTATAAAGAGTGTACTGAGAAAAACAACTGGCCCTGTTACACGGGCGGAGCGGAAGCCGGGGGATTGCCCTCGTACGCATGGGAGCAAGAAAAATGATACCTGAAATTCAAAACAACTTACAAGCCATTGACGAGAGCGCCGATATCTCGCGTGACCTTGCTCCAGCGGAAGTGTCTGGACTTCAAATCGCATCCAATCGGGCGATGCAAGAAGTTCAGGCCGCAATGGTAGTGGCTAAGAAATTCCCTAGAGATGTGAATGGCGCGTACAACCGCATCATGCAGGCTTGCCGAAGAAAGTCTCTTGCCGAGCAAGCGGTCTACGCATATCCGCGTGGAGGACAAACCGTTACCGGACCTTCTATTCGCATGGCTGAAGTTTTGGCGCAGAATTGGGGAAACCTTCAATTCGGCATTCAAGAACTTGAACAAAGAGATGGCGAGTCGATTGTCGAAGCGTTTTGCTGGGATCTCGAAACCAACGTGAGGCAGACGAAACTCTTCGCTGTGAAGCACACCCGCCACAAGAAAAATGGCCCGCCTGATAAGTTGAAAGATCCACGGGATATCTATGAGCACGTAGCCAATCAGGGAGCTCGCAGGGTTAGGGCTTGCATCCTAGGCGTTATCCCCGGAGATATCGTCGAAGCCGCAATTGAAGAATGTGATTTAACAGTTAAAAAATCCGGTAAAGATGAGCCGATCATTGACCGCGCCCGTCGAATGGTTGTTGCATTCCAGGACTTCGGAGTCACCCAAGAGCACATTGAAAAACGGCTTGGCCACAAACTCGATGCAGTTATTGAACAAGAGTTAATTGGGCTTCGCAAAATTTACCAATCTATCAAAGACGGAATGGCTAAGAGACACGATTTCTTCGACTTTCAAAAACCAAAAGATGGCGACGATAAGGCGGCAAAGCTGAATGAGAAGTTCGGAAACAAAGCTGAAACCTTCGACCAAATGGAAGCGCCAAGCTTGGAGATAGAGAATTAAGTTTTAGCCCCTGAGCCGGAAAAATCCCTTCCAGCTTTTAAACCGGCGAGGGGGCTGATTAGCTTTTAATCCCCGTTTCGGAAAAAACGTACCCTTGCTGATTTAGAGCCGAGACGGGGATTAATTAATTTGGAGAGAGAAATGGCTACGATAGTTATTAAAACACAAGCTGAGCTAGACGCGCTTCCCGATAGCTTTGCGGAATACACACGTATCGAAATCCATGGCGGCACCCGCTACGACAGGATTGCCGTTAAGAAAAAATGGGAAAACTCCTCAGTAGAAGCGCGGGGAAACTCCTCAGTAGTAGCGTGGGAAAACTCCTCAGTAGAAGCGCGGGAAAACTCCTCAGTAGAAGCGCGGGAAAACTCCTCAGTAGAAGCGCGGGGAAACTCCTCAGTAGTAGCGCGGGAAAACTCCTCAGTAGAAGCGCGGGGAAACTCCTCAGTAGTAGCGTGGGAAAACTCCTCAGTAGTAGCGTGGGGAAACTCCTCAGTAGTAGCGTGGGAAAACTCCTCAGTAG